TCTTTTAAGGAACATTGGAGATGCCTACCAAAAATAAGCCAGATAACTTATTACAATTTCCGGCTATACATTCTAATCCTCCAATCAATGAGGATCAAGTTCGTCAAAAAATTAAAGATTACAAAGATAGTTATTCTACCGAACTTGCAGAAATTATTTGGGAGAATGTATTAGGGGAGATGGCTCGAGCAGGTTGTGATTTTGATTCTGATATGGAAAAGTACTTTCCTAGTATGGTACTTATCTTTGAATCTATCAAATCATTACATTTGCTCACAATGAATGAAAAACACCAATTACAAGAATATGCCGATAACAATGTTTTAATTATGGACAATACGGACCCAGGAGTATTTGCTGGTGGTATGATTAGAAAAAAATCTAAAGAAACTATTGACATTGACGAAGATTTGGATTAAAATATACAAATTAATGTAAATTGGATATAAATTATGATATTAGTTGACTATAACCAAGTTATGCTTGCGTCTTTGTTCGCAGGTATTGGTAATCACACAAATGTCGAACTTGATGAAAATCTTCTTCGTCATATGTTCTTAAACTCTATTAGATTCAATCGTAAAAAGTTTTCCGGTGAATACGGAGAAATTGTTTTATGTTGCGATAATACTAATGTATGGAGAAAAGATTATTTTCCATACTATAAAGCAAATCGTAAAAAGAATCGAGATGAATCTGATATGGATTGGAACATGTTGTTTGATGTGATTCATGAAATACGCAGAGAGATCGAAGAATTCTTTCCGTATAAAGTAATGTACATTGACCGATGTGAGGCAGACGATGTTATTGCCGTATTGGTTGAAGAGTTTGGAACTGAATTAAATACAGGCGCAGAAAAAATTCTGATTCTTTCAGGAGATAAGGATTTTATTCAATTGCACAAATATGCAAATGTTGACCAGTATAATCCAGTTTTAAAGAAATGGATTCGTCATGCGGATCCTAATAAATATTTACAGGAACATGTATTAAAAGGTGATGTAGGTGACGGTATTCCAAATATTCTTAGTGCTGATAATTGTCTTGCTATTGGTGAACGCCAAAGGCCATTAACTAAGAAAAAGATTACTGCTTTTACTACTGAACCTTCATCTATGGACGAAGAAACAAAGTTACGTTTTAATCGTAATAAAAAGATGATTGATCTAGGTGAAATTCCACAAGAATACAAAGATAAAATTCTAGAGGAATATCGTAAAGATAGTCCTGTAGGTAGAGAACATCTTTTTAATTTTTTCGTAAAAGCAAAATTGAAGAACTTAATTACTGATATACAGGATTTTTAAAATGGCAATTAAATTATCAATTTCTGAGATTGTAACAAAATGCTCAGAATTTAAATCAAAAAAAGAAAAAATAGAATGGCTTCAAAAAAATGATGCAGTTCCACTTCGTACAGTATTGAGACTCATTTATGATCAAGATATAGAGTTTTTAATACCTGACACACCACCTCCTTGGAAGAAAAATAACTATCCAGACGCTACAACTATGCTTTATAGAGAAGCTCGTCGTCTCAAAATTTTCTTTAAAGGTGGAGGATATGACAACTTACAACAGGTAAAAAGAGAATCATTATTCATTTCTTTACTAGAAGATATTGAAGATAATGATGCTGATCTTTTAGCAAATCATATGATTTCTCATACTCCAGTTAAAGGTGTTACTCGAAAAACTATAGAAGAAGCATTTCCTACTTTATTCACTGACCCGTTACGGGTTTAACTTCCACTAGACAAAAGGACGATATGGTAAATGTCACGCAAGAGATTTCGATCCTTCCGCGATAAGAATATGGACGAATGGAGTGAATACTCCAAAAGAGAAGACCGCAGGTCTGAGCGCAAGAAAAAGAATCGAAGAACTACACGAAAAGATCGTTTAAACGAAAAGTTTAAAAACTTTAAAGCTTGGAAAAATGATGAATAAACTGTTGACATACTGAAAAAAGTGTGTTATAATATGTTTTTAAATGATGAAATGTTATGAGTACGTGGAGAAATATGGAATTAAGTGACAAGGTTATCCTTGTAGATTGTGATGGTGTTTTACTTGATTGGGAGTATAGCTTTTACAAATTTATGATTAGTAAAGGATATACAGTTAAAGAAGCAGGACATTATAAAATCAATGAAAGCTTTGGTATTCCATACGATGAAGGTAAAAGATTAATTACTCACTTTAATGAAAGTGCTAACATTGGTTTCTTATATCCTTTTAGAGATGCCGTTAAATATGTAAGAAAGCTTCATGAAGAACATGGGTACATATTTCATTGTATTACCTCATTATCCACTGATCCGTTTGCTAAAAAACTTAGAATTCAAAACCTTGAAAATGTGTTTGGAAAAGGCATATTTGAAGAAGTGGTCTGTCTAGGTTGCGGAGACGATAAAGATGAGGCTTTAGAGCCTTACAGAGACACTGGATGTTTTTGGATAGAGGATAAACCAGCAAACGCAGAACTAGGCCTCAGATTAGGTCTGGTGCCCTTTTTAATTGAACATGAACACAATAAAGATTACGTAAATGATAATTTTCAGAAAGTTAAAACCTGGAAAGAAATTTACGAATTTGTTGTATAAATAAAGATATGATAGATTGGAATATTTAATTAATGCCAACATACGAATTCAAAGACACCAATACAGGTGAAATCTTCGAGAAGATCCTCAAAATCTCGGAGCGAGAATCCTTCCTCGAAAAAAACCCTCATTTAAAACAAATTATTAGCGGACAAACTGTGATTGAGTCTGCGCGTCTTGGTCGTATGAAACCCGACCAAGGCTTTCGTGATTTGCTTTCTGATATGAAAAACAATAAAAGCTATACAGGAAATAAAATCAACGATTGGAAGTAACTCGTATATTATGATGTTGATTTGCCATAAGGAGGTTATATATGTCGAAACAACGTCGTATTTCTCAGAAGGAGAGACGAAGATTAGAACGTGAAGTGAGATCTGGAACATTAAATTCCAAGTTTAGTATGAGGCCTATCAAACCAATTACAATCACACAAGAAGATATGTTTGATTCATATCGTGCAGGATATAATATTGCTGCAATTGGTACAGCTGGAACAGGTAAAACTATGTGCGCTATGTACTTAGGATTAAAGGATGTTCTTGAATCAGAAAAATACGAACAACTTATTATCGTTCGTTCTGCTGTACAAACAAGAGAACAAGGGTTTATGCCAGGAACTCAAGCTCAAAAAGAAGCAGTATATTCTACACCATACGCAGACATTACATGTGATTTATTTGGTAGAGGAGATGCTTGGGAAATCCTAAAGCAAAAAAGGCAGGTTAAATTTATGACGTCTTCCTTTGTGAGAGGATTAACATTTGACAACTCTATTATTGTAGTTGATGAATGTCAATCTATGACGTATCATGAACTTGATAGTATCATAACAAGAGTAGGAGAATCATCAAAGATTATATTCTGTGGAGATACTAAACAAGATGACTTAGCTGGTTCGAGAAATCGAAACGATGTTTCCGGCCTAGGTGGTTTTATAGATGTTATTAATAGAATGCATAAGTCTTTTAGGACTATAACATTTACAACAGATGACATTGTAAGATCAGGTCTAGTTAAAGAATATATAATAGCAAAGGAGACAATTAACACAAAAGGTTATGTTCCACAATTTGCTGTAGCATAACATAGGGGGAGAGTGGCGGAGTCCATCTCCGCCATTTCTTTTATAGAGATAATATTATGACACAAGAAATTCAAGATTACAAACTCAATTGGTTAAGGAAATCCTCTTATAGAGTAAAACTTCCTAAAGACCAAAATTCACAAGAGTGCTTAGCCTGGTGCACAGACACGCTCGAAGAAAAAGTATGGGATTATTCTTTAAATCCAGAAAATGAACAATATACATTTTTCTTTAATTCACCATCATTAGCTGAAAGATTTAAATCAACATTCAAAAATGGAGATACACGAACAGTCGATTTAGCTTAAACCTTTCCAAGGAAACTATATTATGTTATTTGAACACTACGATCATCAGATCGAATTACCACCACTTACAAGAAAAACTACAGAAAATGGAAGAAGATACTTTACACCAACAGGTGAAGCGTATCCTTCTGTAACCACTGTTTTAGGAATCTTAGGTAAAGCGTCATTAATGGCGTGGCGCAAAAGAGTTGGAGAAGAAGAAGCTAATCGTATTAGTTCTCAGGCAGCACGACGCGGTACAGCGGTTCATAAACTTTGTGAAAACTATTTAGATAATAAAGAAGATTATAAAGATGGTCAACAACCTGCAAATATCTTCATGTTTAATACAATTAAACCAGTATTAGACAAAAAGATAAATAATATATGGTTCCAGGAAGCTTTTCTCTATAGTGATGAATTACAAACTGCGGGCCAGGTAGATTG